TAGATCACGCACTGAGCGTAGTGCTTCTTCATCGCTTGCTTCATGCCCTCCCTTTGAAGCTTTCGCCACGACTTGGCCTTGTGCGTCTTAGCCTCCAGGACGTGCCAAGTCTTAGGGGCCTCGGGAACTCCCAGTATGGCGCCGTCCAAGTAGCCGGAGAGGTGCCCCCCTAGGTCTTCAACTCGAAATTGCTTGCCAGTTGACTCGTCTACTTCATGGACAACGCAACCGACAGCTCGCAAGTCGGCTACGACCCTGGGTTCCTCCATGTCGCCGCGATCGAAGAGGCGGTACAAACGACCGGGGAAACTCGGGCGGCAGCAATGACGAAATGAGAACCACAGTGCTCGCTCGCATGGGCCGCCAACGGTCGAAGCCCCAAGGGAATTCACGTCCCGCTGCTCCGATTCGCCCTTCTTACGCCAGTGCTCGTAGACTGCCGTGACAGTCTCGGAGTCTTCGGGGAGGTATTTAGCTACGCTTGTCATTCGCTCCATGCCCCCTTGTTGAGAATATCCAAGATAGCCCGAACGCACATGGCCGCGGTCTGGATTAGTTCCTTCTTGATGAGGTTTTCATCCTGGGATCCTGTCTTTTTCTTTGCCTCTTCCCAGAACTCCTCGAACTCCTCTAGGATAACGCCGTGCGCCTCATGAAGGCTGCGCATGGCGGGGTGCATTTCACTTGCGCGTAAAAGCTCGGACCTAACCATCCCCAGAATGGCGCTAATGGATTTTTCTGGGTAGTGAAGGCAACTGTCCAACTCTCTAGTAAGCTGTTTGATTTTCACTCGCAGGTTGGCGTTCCTAGTAAGCGCCTTGTGAAGGTTATCGGTAAGCTGTATGTTCTCCTTGGTGATTTTGGTATGCGCTCCCGAGAGCGCTTCGTTGTGCTCACGAAGATCGTAAATTTCCTCTTCGAGTACAGCGATTCGCGCGTTCTTTAAATCGCAATCCTTCGAGAGCGCTTTAACATATATGCGAAGGTCGCATATTTCCCTTATTTCCCCCCGCAGAGCATACTTACTATTACTATCGCGCATATTGTCCCTTTCGTTGATCGGAAGATTGGCGTGACGACACCTGTTCCGCAGTGCCGTCACGCCACGAGAATGCCTACGCGGTTTTGCGACTCCACGGAGTTGCAAGAGCCGTCGCCGGGGTGGAAGGCGCCGCAGTCGAAGGCGGCCCTTGCGCGGGCGATTGCTGCTGCTTCGCTCGATAGTCAGCTATCGACGAGTATGTGCGTATCTCGTTCTGTTCCCCTTTCACTTTGACATGGGGAACGACGACGCACTGGAGAAGCTGGTCGGTATCGTCGAGCTTCGCGATCCCCGCCGCCAAACAGAGAGCGGTGAGTTGCCCTCTCCCAATTGCGACACACGCCGTGCTCGGGTTGTCAACATTAATCCGATCGGTAAGCCTTTGCCCCTTATAGGGCTCCTCAAGCATAACCATCTTCACCTCGAAGAAGGCGCCATTATTGGCCTTGGTCGGCTTAATCTCGACCGATTCAATTTGACTAGGGTACTGACCGGGATTATAAAGCTGGAACTCTCGCGCAGGCTCGTACTGGTTTGCGTCGAAATATCCGCCGAAAAGTTCACTCAACTTTGCCATTGTAACCTCTCTTCAGTAAGGAACGTATTAGAACGATACTACGCAGCTTGCGGCGACATCGCCGTGGCAATCGCTTGCTGAAACGCGGGCCATGACAGGGGCAGCTCGTAAGGAAGCCGTCCGTAAACTCCGCGCCCTCCACCTGGATGAGCAGGACGCTTCTGCGTGAACAAGAAGCGCTGTCCACCAGATATGTCCATGCCCTTCTTCCGATTCTTTCCGAAACCAACCTCTTCCTGTTTTACAGTAACCTTCGTGTTACAAAATAGGATCAAATCGGCCCAGCGATAAAGCAGATTCGCCGCACGGGCGTCAAGGTCAAATTGATACTGATCGTAGGAGGGGCCTTCGGGATCATCGAATCGCTTTACTTTAACGTGGCCAATGATAATGGTTGCCATGTTCTTTTCGGCGCGGAGGGCGTCGAAACCGTCAAGAACTGCTCGCCACCAGCTTAGCGCTTCCGTGTAACCCTTGCCATACCCGCCACCAACCTTCTCAATTGAAGCAGCGTTGCCGTTGACTTGGCACGTCTTTTCCCAAACGAGCGGTTCAAAAGCCGAGGCTGAGTCGAGTACGACAGTTCCGTGCTTATGATCTCCCGTGTAGAGCGATGCAGTCGCGTCGATTACATCTTGGTATTCCTGTACCGGGTCCCAGGCGGACACGTCAAGCTCGTCAATCCCTTCCTCACCCTTGACGGGGATGAACGCTGGAGAATCGGCGCCGGCGGCAAACGTGCTCTTGCCAATCTTTTCCACTCCGAGTAGAATGATTCGCGGTGCCCGGATACACGTCTCCCTTCGTAGGGAGTTTAGATCGTAGGACATTTCACTCTCCTAGCCGAAGCGTAATCTGCTGCGTTCCCTCTCCGTCCTCTATGAGATTTGCAACGAGGTCCATAAAGACAGCCGTCAGAGATTGCCCCGGTCCACTCTCGTCGTATCTGACCTTGTGTAGCAAATCGGGATCGCGAACGGATTGCACGTTACGGTGTCCGTCTCCTGGAGTGATAATACTCTGCACCGTCCCGAGGCAGGTCTCTCCCAGTTCAGTGACAAGATACACAAGCCTATTCACCTTTCTCTTCCTCCTCCTCTTCACCGTCGGCCTGAAGATCAAAGGCCGTCGTCAGGTTGGGTAATGAAACAGAAGTGCCAGTCACTGCGGCTACTAAGCACTCCAACGAATGAGATAATGACTGTAGTGATTCGCAGAAAGCGCGGCGCGTCTCTCGCTGCGCGTGCAGGAAAATCTCCCGCTCCCCCGGAAGCGCTTTCGTGAGCAGATACCAGACAGACCATCCTAGAATTGCGAGAGCACTCCCTTGAATAACCAACGACTCAACAATCGACGTAGTTGCAAATAGTGAGGTCGTGCCGAGAAGCAGGTAAGCGGGAAGCCTCATTGGTTGCCCTTCACTATGTAATAGGCCGCGCAAAGGCTACTGGTGGTTATGGCGGAGCCGTCCGGTAATAGGACCACATACGATGGGACGCTCGAAATGTCGTACTTTTCCACGAGGTCGGGTCGCTCGCCAACGTCGATTTGCACAACGTCAACATCTGACATCTGGTTCGCGATTAGGCATGGCTTATCAGCCTTACAGTACCCGCACCACGCAGCACCAAACGCAAGGATTGTTGTTTGTTTTCGTGGAGCTTGCTCGCATCCGAGCATTATCCAGCACATCAGCACGAATAGCAAAGTCGCAACGGTCCAGTTGGCAAGCTGTTCGAGTCGTATTCGGCGTGTCTGTTTCAAGTCATCGCCCTTATGGTAAGTAGCACAGTTGCGGTCATGAGTGCAGAGATACCGCTTGCTACGATGAAGAAGATAAACGCACAGAACGCACCACAAATCACAGATTCCCAATCGAAGTCACTCATTGTGATTCTCCCAAACTTGCGCCACGCTCCGGACCTGCGCCACCCACCGCAGGCCCGGAGCACACTAGCCATTACTTGCCGGCGTTCATGGCCTCTTGCAATTTCGCGCTGATGTACGCGCGGCCCTCTTCCGTGCCAAGCTTCGCCGTAAGCACGTTAGAGAACACTTTCTGGAACTCCTCCATCACGGCGGCCTCGCCGGACAAGAACAACTTCGCGACTTCGATGATCTTGCATCCCATTCCGCTGTAGTCCCCAACCGAGTAATCAATCAGCAAGTCAGGAACCTTCACGAGCCCGTGCTGCATAAGAACGGCAGCAAGCTTGGCAGCAGCTCGGCGCCGCTCCTCGACTCGTGTATCAAACTCAAAGCCACGCTTAAACAACTGCCGACCGACCCACACTCCGCCAATCACCAAGGCCGCGACAGACAGAACCATCGTCAACGTCGTCATCTTCTTTTTCTCCTAGGAACTAAGTTCAGTTACTTCAGGTTTCCGTTTTACTTCTTCTGATACATCTCCACAGCCTGCCAGACGGCACCGCCGAGGACACCCCCTAGGGCAGCGAGGGCGCAAACGAGAACTCGCCACCACGGATAGGGTTCTTCCGGCAACGGCGGAGGAACGATGACAGATCCCACTTCCCCTTCGACTGTTTCCTCCGGCTCCGGCTCCGCTTCCTGCTGTTGCCTCCGTAGTGGGCAACACTGCTTCAGCTTGTCCCGCATCGGACGCGCGCCATTTTGCCTCCAGGGAAAAACCTGACTCGCCAATACCGCGATATTCAGGTCCTCGTGTAGCCCGCTCGCAGTGGTCGGCAACTGGCTACCAAACTTCTCGTAGATGACCACCCCATCCGGCTGCTGAATCCGTACGGTCGGCAGCCCTTTCACGTTAGGCGCGTATCGCTCTTTGTAGATCACGGTATCCGTCATAATCTCGTGATACTTCTGCTTCTGTACTCGATCATTCAGCCGAAGCCAGGCCGTCAACTGCTGATACTGAACATCCGACCGATCGCCAACGACCGAGATATGCAGTGCATCCTCCCCGGCTTGGCACACTCCCGCCGCCATTACGGCAACCAAGAGTGCAATCGCAAACCACAAACCTCTCATTACGCTCGCCTCCTCGAATTAAGGTAACGGCGAGGCTGGATTGTACAGTGGAACAAACGCCCACCCGCCAGCCTCTCTCCACTCACGCAAGAACTTATCACGCGGAATCTCCCGGAACTTTTCCGGGTAGTTGTTGTCCAACAGGTAAGCCGCCTCAGCGGTCAAGTCGACCAAGGTGACAGCGTGTTCGCCGTTTTTGATTACTACGACTGCGCCATGTCGGGTTAGACAAGACCACTCCAGGAATGCCGCATTGCCTTTTGAATGCGCCACATGCCGCACATTGACAGCGTATAAACGCTTCGAGAATTGACTACGCTGTTCACCGCCACCTCGCGTGCGCCTGATCCGATCGGCGAGAGCGTATTGTTCCTGCCATCTCAGGAGCGAGATCATCGAAGCCCAAAGGCATGATCCGTTGCTTGGAGCCCCCCGAGCCCAATTGCGCTGTCGAAGTTTGGTCGGCACATTCACGATCGGTAATTCTGGCGGGTAGACCTTCACATAGCTATTGAGATCAACGTCGATCGCAATAGCCGCTAGGGCAATAACCACCAGGGGTACGAATAAGCGCCTCATTGCTTTACTTCCCAGTAAGGATGGCTACGCCAGTCCTTGATGGCATTACATAAACAAGGATGTTACCGAAAGAGAGGGGCTTGTTGCACTTATGCGGAACGCCGAGTGATTCATGCACCCGCTGACACACTTGACGCATAATTTCAAATTCCCTCAACCCGACAGCAATACCAGAAATGTCACAGGGCCTAATTCTATACTTCCTGTACGAGCTATTAATCTTCCTTAGTATCTTCTCCCTTAGTTCCGCCCATTCCGCCCATTCCGCCTTTTCTGCTGTTTCTCTCACTTCAGCCTCCTTGGTTTCAGTAAAAGCCCACGTCGCCATTCAGTGCGAACCAGAAGATTCGGGCTCCATCGACTTGCGGATACCCCGCCGTCCAGAAGGCGAACGTGCTTCTGTGCCGCCGCGACAAATTCCGAACAGAACAAACTCGTCAAGTCCTCCGGCCGAAAGAGAGACTCGACAAAGGAGAACCCGACACCACCGGCGCGGAAAGCGCCGATGGTGTCGTAGTCTACTCCGAGATGAGATAACAGATAATGCGTCAATCTCTCTGATTCGAGCGGCCGAAGAGTGCGCCGCATTGGATAGCGCCACACCTTGCCTTGGTACTCAGCTACGCGATCAGCGATCTTGTGCCCCTGCACGCCACTGACGACCTTCCCCTGAAAAATACAGGGTAAATCGCAGGACATTGTTGACTCAAACAGCACAAGTGTTCCCGGCTTAGGCGGACAGTACCGGCAATCCATAATAACACTATCCGGCCAGATGCAATGTTTTGGGATCTCTGCCACGATCCCAACGTGACTCAAGCTCCACCACGGCAGACCGTAGGTGGCGACATTGATCCCAGCGCTCCACCAGGAGTTTCCGGAGAAGCCGAGGATGTCGCCAGCTCTGATTACCGTATGGGTCGGAAACATATCGTCAATCATCTTTCGCCGTCCGCCAGAGGAGTAATAATTACCGAAGCATGGTTCGTATGGTAGGCCGGCTGAGAAAGTCGAAAAGCCCAATGGCGGAAGGTTCCTCGTCAGCGGAAATATCTACACCCTTAACCGCGGGGTCGTACTCTAACGGAAAATTATTGTCGCTCGCGTTCGCCGGTTGATCCGCTTTGGGATCAAACAGCCATCGTGCGTCGATGTCATCAGCCCAATCGAGGATCGACCGAATGGGAACCATCCAATGGAAGGAGTCTGTGCCACTAAGGCCGAGAGTGATAATACCGACGAGCCGGCCGTCTTCTCGCATTGCCACGAGACCACCCGACGAGCCGCCCAATGCGGAGCATGTCACTTGATCGTAGACGCCATGCTCACTACCGCCGAATTTCGGAATCCTCACGCCGAGTCGCGACACGATGCCAGCAGTCAACGAGCACGTCCCGCCGAGATCCTTTCCACCAGGAGCCCCGCAATGGAAGAGTGCCACCCCGGGCATTGGAATCTCATTGTCAAGATAGAAGGTTGCCCCTTGAGTGAACTCGCCGTCAATGCGCACTCGCAGCAGGGCTACGTCTCGTGTGGCATCGACACTCACCACCTTTGCGTCGTACCGGCGCTCGCCAACGACTCGTCCCTCCGACACGCGCTCCTGCACTATCTCGGCGTCTCCGTACGTGACCTGCTTGCGAGTCTTGCCGTTCCCGTCAATCACTTCTCTTACCTTCCGGAGTCCACTCACGACATGCTCTGCCGTCAATACCCAGGTGGTCATCCCTTCCCCGGTCGACACGAGGATGATCGTTCCCGACCCCTGCACGGATCGGTAATCCCCTGGACAGCAGATATTGACACTGATCGCTTGCAGGTCAGCGCCGACGTGAGTGTCGGCCGCCATCGCAAAACCGCAACTCAATGAGAACAAGATCGCCAGCAGTAGCCCAATCCAACGCGACATCGCAACCTCCTCTTTCTGAAATCAAACAACGAACCACGACACTAACTCAATCGTAATATCTCTCGACCCATATAGCAATTTCAAATTGGTGCAGAATTCCCAGATAAGTCGCCCCCGCACCCGCACATCCCGCAAATGATAGTTGTTTCGTAGCGCCTGATAGCATTTGGCGTCATCTGGCGTCATCTAGCGTCATCTGGCACCCTTTTCGTGTTATTTGATGATGTATGATGCTATCTGGCGCCATCTGACGACTGAAGTTCCGGCAAAGCGTTTTCGACGTATCGCGGATCGGGATACCTTACTAACGGGGGGCGATTGAGCGCGGTCCGCGCTACCCCCGTCATGGCTCTCTCGATTTGCTCTCGCACCTCTTCTGGCTGTCCTGCCTCCATCTTTCGTAGCTTCCCTAGGAGTTTAATAGCCTGGTCGAGTTCATGCAGGTCCGCATTCTTTTGCGGATCAAACTTCGAGTCGCGCGTCGCGGCGGACTTCTTTTGCTGCGAGAGCTGCTTTTGTAAGGCGTACAAGTCTCCAACGCTCTTGG